TCAGATCAGCTTCAGCCCCTTCAGGCTGACATGGCCGTCCTTGCCGATGATGATGTGGTCGTGGACGGTGATATCGAGCGCCTTGGCCGCCTCGATGATCACCTTCGTCATGTCGATGTCGGCGCGCGATGGCGTCGGGTCGCCGGAGGGGTGGTTGTGGACGAGGATCATCGCCGTTGCCGACAGCTCGAGCGCGCGTTTCACCACCTCGCGCGGATAGACCGGCGTGTGGTCGACAGTGCCGCGGCCCTGGACCTCATCGGCAATCAGCACGTTGCGCTTGTCGAGGAAGAGGATGCGGATGTGTTTCTCTGTTTCAAAATCCGCAACCTTTTCAATCGATTGCTGGAGACGTCCCCTAAACGTCCCTTGCGCGTCCCTTATTCCGTGTTCTCGCTACGTTTCGCCAACCGCATCTTAGCAACGCGATTGGTCTGCTCGATGACGCCGCGGTTATACCGGGCGCTGGTCTGGCGGTTTTTATGTCCCGCCGATTTCATGACGTCGGTCTCGGATGCGCCCACGCTGTAGGCCTCGGTGATGGCGCCGGCGCGAGCGTCCATATTCCAGACGGTCTTGGGTATGCCGCCTTTATTTGCGACCTTCCGCCACCGCTCCGTGAATTTCCGGTTCTTATAGGGCACGCCTGTCGCCTCAGACATAATCATCGGCCCGACGCGTTTTTCCATCGGCACGCGCTCGATTTCCTCAAGAACGGCCGGATGCAGCTTGAGATCGTGCTCGACTTCAAAGCCAGTCTTCGTGTGCTTCTTACGCAGTATCATGTTTTCGTCGATATCCGACCAGACGAGGCCGTTAACCCAACGCGTGCTTTTATAGGTAATGCCGCCTTGGTCGACGTCGTCCGCAGGCTCCCATTCGCCCACCACGTCTTTCTGACGCAAAGCAAGCTCGAACTGTAGCACGGTGGCTAGCGCGATCGACGGAAAGGCTTCGGCATGCGCCGCGATCCGCACTGCGTTGACATGGTCGATCGTCATGACAGACGTGCGGGCAGGCGGTGTTTTGAACCGGATCTTGCCGAGGATGGTGTCGGCGCGGAAGCAGTCTTCGAAACCGAGCGTGACGCCGTAGCTGATTAGCTGGCGCACGGCATCCATGGCATGTTTGGCGCGCCACGGGCGAGGGAGCTTGCCTTGTGCCTTCGGCTCGCCCCAGGAGGAGTGCCAACGCTTGAAGTCCGGACCCAGCAGCTTGCCGACTTGGCGGGCGCCAACCGTGGCCTCAATGATGATCAGCGACTTGAGGATGTTTTCCCGGCTGTTCCACTTAATGGACTGAAACGGGGAATCGGCGTTCGTCTGGTAAAGTCTAGAGAGGCTCCTGATCGTGCCATCGTACCCTGGCGCGGCGTGTTCGCCGTTCGCAGCCCATGCCAGCATTTCCGCCTGCAGGATACGACAGCGAGCCGCAAGTTGCGTTCGGCCTTCCGATGTCACCGGATAGTGAAGTCGCACGCTCGACGGCCTATAACCACGCTTCGCCAGGTCGGCCCGGGCTTCCCAATATTCGCGGAACGTCCCGTCCTTGTTCTTTTTCCGCTTGAGGCCGGGCGCGTCGGTCATGACCAATTCTCGGCGCCGTCGACGGTGGAGGGCAGGGCAGTCTGGTGCAGCCCGTGGCGGCGGTCGAGGAACGCGCGAACGGCGGGCCAGTAACGGCAGCCCGTCATTGGATCGATGCGCGGCAAGCCGTCGCGCTCCCAGACGATAGCAAGGGCGTCCCAAGCCGTCCTTGATTTGGCGCCGAGGACGCGATGAGCGATCGACGCTTCCGAAAGGTACAGCGGGTTATTGTCGTTGGCGGCAGCGGGCATCGGTCCTCCTTTTCGATCGGAAGTTTAGGGTGGTGTAAACAGGGCATGTTGGTCAATGGCCCCCGGCTGGTGAGGCCGGCGGCGCGCTTTGTGGTGGCGTGGTAATTGGAGGCGGCCAGCCGCATCATGCGGCGAAACGGCTGACCGCTGATCGGCCAGGGCGGGCCGATTACAAATCTTTGCATCCGCTGATGAATTCCCAGAACTCACCCATGCGGTAGGTCTTGAAGGTGCACCAGTCCATTGCAGAGCCGCGCATATTGTTGCACTCGCGGCACGCGGCCGCCATGTTGTGTCGCTTCGTCCAGCCCTTGCGGCGTCCGGTAATTAGATGCTCGAGGGTGGCAGCGTCCGGTCGGTTCTGATCCCTGCCGCGGGGCAGGATGACCATGGGGCGGTCGCAGTAGCAGCAACGTCCCCCCTGCTTATCAAATAGCTCAAGAACAAGAGCTCGTTTCACCCCGGTCTTCATATGGATTCCCACAGGCGGTGAGATGGCGTCCTTCGACCGTGCGGAACGGGCGGCCAGCCATGTCACCGGTGATAAGTTGGATGTAATAGATTTCTCTTCCCATCATTGACCGAGAGCGCGTCATCACGATGGCGACGTGGTCGCCGAAAGCAACGCTGTCGCCCGCAGCGAACCGGAACTCGGTGGCGGCGTAAACGCGAATAGGTCGTCTGCCAAGCAAAGAGCGCGGCAGCAGGCTTCTGTCGGTGTGTCGAATCGGTGTGTGGGTGGTCATTGGTCGATCCTCGTTGCTTCTAACCTGATTTCGTAATAATGTACTGATAGCTGCACTTTTTCGGTGCGTCAATACGAAATCGGTACATTATTACGATGAAGATAGTTCAGTGCAAGATGGCGCGAGCCGCGCTCGGTTGGGGCGTGCGTGACCTTGCCAAAGAAGCTTGTGTGTCCCCTGATACTATCTCTCGTCTAGAGCGAGGTGAAGAGATACTGCCTCGAACACTCACAGCCATTCGGACCACGCTCGAGTCGGCCGGTGTCGAGTTCTTCGAAGATGACCGCGGCGACGGGGTAATTAAACTGCGCAATCGGCAGGAATAGCCGCCTTATGCCGAAAATCATTGACGACCTAGTGTACTTCTTAGAGCGTCAGGACGACGGAAAGTATCAGATCGAAGGCGAGCACCTTCTGGCTGATCTCAGCAACACTATTCCGGGGATCGGAGACCGCATCACCCTCACCATCCATGATGTCGGCATCTCAACCGTGGACGTCATCGGCCGGCACTTTGTGCGGCACCTCGACGAAGCTTCAGATTCCGAGTGGATTGCGTGGTTCATCATAGTTAAATCTGTCGACCTGCAGGAAGCAGACGACCTATTCGATGTCATCAATGAGAACTACTGCCGGTTTGTCAAAGCGCCGCCGGAGCATGCCGCGGATGTAGCGGTCGGGAAAGCGAAGAAGCCATGATTGAACCCCGCCCAATGGGAAGTAGGGACGCCGCTGTAAGCTGCCGCATCATGTTCATTCACTCCGACGGCATCGCTTCCGGCGTTCGCCTGCGGGATCGGCAGGACTAGGCGTGGCAAGTCGCAACTTTTCGGTACGATTGTTCGAGATCGACAAGGAAGGCAGCCTTGAGCCGATACTCGCTGTTGACGAGGACTACTTCGCCGGCACAGTGCCAAACGTCGGCGACACCTATTCAACGCACGGGCTTGATGATTACACGTTCTACGCCGTGCAGCGGCGCATATTTGTAGATAGTCATGACGGTGCTGGCGGCTGGTTGATTATTGTCCGGAAGGTTGATGCGACATCGCTCTTAGAAAATGTTGTAAGCGCCTGGCAGGAGGATACTCAATTTTGGAACGAAATCGATCAACAAGAGAGCATGGAGGAGGGTGAGCGCCGCAAACAAGATCGGGAAGACCGCGACGAGTATGCGCCTCGTCATAACCTCCATCCACGCGAGGTGCTGGCCCTTCGTTTTATGATCGAACATCCGGACTGCAATACAGTCGACGTCATCCCACAGGCTGGCGAACACACTATCAATGTCTTAGCCGCAGCCGCCCTAATCCGACCGGGCGGAAAAAATCACAGTGGACAAAAGACGTGGCGGGTAACCGAGGAGGGTAACGCCGAGATTGAGCGCCGCGACAAATTGTCGAGCTGGAAATTCTAGTGATGGCATAGACGCCAAGCTGGACGAAATCAGCAGGCCCTGACCAGTGTCGCCTTCCAACGAATCATGCAATATCGCTTCACAACCGGAGAGAGGTAAATGAAGCGGACGAGTCTATTAGTTGGGGTTGCGGTTCTCTCGGGCTGCGTCAGCGCCGAGCAACTGGACAAGATATACGGTTCGCAGACCCCGCCCACAGCCGCAGAGCGCGCCGCTGCGGTAGCTTATATCAAGACCACGTTCTATGATCCATATTCCATCCGCGATGCGAGCATATCTAACTCACTGACGCTTCTAGACACGGGATACAGGTCAATTTGCGTTCGTTTCAACGCGAAGAACCGAATGGGCGGCTATGTCGGGATGACATCGACGTCGCTTCGCTTCCAAGGCGCAAGCGTCGTCAGCTCCCTACAGGATGCGCCCGGCTGCAACACCGCGCGACTCTCGTACTCGCCGTTCCCAGAACTTGAGAACCTCTGATCAGCAGCGGGCTTGCGCTACGATGTCAAATCGTCCCGTTGCCTTTGGAGAACCACCATGCCAAGCCTCGCACAACTGAACGGTTCGCTACACCTTCACAACTTCTATATCGGCAAGTTGAAGGCTAAGCAGGAACAGCTGTTCGACAGCGATCCTGACCTGGCACTGCTCCTCGACAACGTTGCGGAGGTCCTGTCGGAGCACGCCGTGGTTTTGGCCGACGAGATCGCCGATCGGGAATACGAAGAAAGCTGAGGGTGAGCGGGACGAGAGCCCGCCCACCTTTCGAGCACCTACACCCGCCGGATAGACAGGTTCGTGTACGCTGCCACCGTCGTGATTGGGACAGCCGAGGCGTGCGACTGTGCAACTACAATCTGGACAGAGTCGCTAGTTCCGCCGATGACCGGCGTTAGGTACAGCACCGAAGAAAGATTGAGCGTGGCTGCGCCGTCGGAGCGCCCCAATCCATCAATATTTTTTGCGCCGCCGCTTGGCTTCGCTGCCTGCAACACCACGGCATCCGTGGTGGCAAGCCCGCTCAGGCGAACTTGAGCCTCGATGTGATAGTAGCCAGGGAACAACGGCGTGAATTGGAACGCGGTGTTGTCCCACTCGCCAAGATCGTCACGACCGGCAGCGTCGCTGAACTGGACGATAGTGTTCGCATTCGATGCCGATGCATTCTGCGCCCCGGCGAGCGTGGCGCTGACAAAGGTGTCAGTTTGGGTGTTGAAGTCCAGGCCGCCCCAGCCTTGCGAGCAGTAGCGCTGTTTCGGGTCGGCATGCGTCCCGACGCCAAGAACACGACCACTGACCTTGTTGTTCGGATTCGAGCCGACGTTTGCAGTATTGCGCACGATCGTCTTGGCATTGACCGGAGCATACTCACCATCGACGATGGAGTTGCTATGCGTGGAGCCGGTGCCGCTCGATGAGAACTGGATAAGCCCGTTGTCTGTGTAGGTGGTCGGATCGGCATTGTATAAAATATTGCCAACACAGATGTTGTTTCGGGTTTCATAGGTATTCGGGCTATCGAATACCATGCAGGCTGCGCCGGCGTTCTGCACAGTATTGTCGTTGATGCTGTTGAACGACGCACCGTATGTGAATTTCAAACCGAATATGTTGCAGGACGCCAACTGGTTGTGGTTGATCTCGCCGAACCGTTCGAAAACGTCCATACCTTCGGCCACACTTTCAATGTGGTTATCGTGGACCTGAAACCCGGTGTTCTGCCCCATCTCGGTTAGGTTGATGCCGTCGGACTGATCGCCATGACGCGCCAGCCCAGCCCCGGTAAAGTGCAGGTTGTAGATTGTGTTTCCGTAAATCTTGGCTTTCCAGCCTGGGCTATGCAGCGCCGCGAAGTCATTGGTCGTCGCAATCGCAGTCACGTTGGGGGCGCAGTCTGCCGCATCGCCGGCAGAAACCGCCGGATAGATTCCACTCTCTGCAAAGTCGTGAAAGTTGTTGTCGTGAACCTTCGCTCCACGGTTGCCAGCAAGCAAGACCGCATAACCCATGCCGAAGCCGGTGAATTCGCAACCATTGATCTCGAAATCGCGCGTGTTGCGCGCAAGAACGATGGTCTGCATTTTCCCAGACGGGCTGTTGCCGATGAACCGGATACCTTTCACATGCGAGCGCTCATTTCTGGCGCCGCCGCTGGTCTGCACACCAGTGACATAGAGTACGACAGCGTTGGTCCCGTAACGACCGGTGGCATTCAAGCTCCAGCCGCCGGCGCCAGCATTGACCGCGGCGATGCGCGAGTCGCCGGCAATGTAGGGGTTGTTATTGTTGAAATAGGTCTTGTCGACAAAGACTGTCGCCGTACCGTCGCTCTCCAGGACCGAGTCGCTGACTGACATGGTGAGAGTGGCGCGCGGGTAGTACGTCTTGCCAGGGGTGAGTCTGACATGGCGCCAGGCATCCAGGGCGGCCTGCATGGCCGGCCCGTCATTGCTAGCCCCGTCACACAGCGCACCGAACATCTGAGGCGTGACAACGCTTTCCGCAAGCTCGAACCAAACGGTACCGCCACCAGATAGGGTGATCGAAAACTTGCCCTGATGCGCTGGCGCCGACGCGACCTTTTTATAAAGAGCGCCACCACCATCACCGGCTGCGGTATAGCCGGCCGTGCGGATATAGTCAGGCGCCACGGACGGAGTCCAGGCGGCGGCTATAGCTTTCGTCGCAAAAAGCGGATCGAGCACCGTAGACATGGCGCCAGTCGCAACAGCTGCGGCTGCCGTGGCATCAGCGGCAGCATCTTCAGCATCGACCACGGCTGCCTCGGCTGCCGCCTGAGCGGCTTCTGCTGCTGCAACGATCGCGGCACTTGCCTGATCAGACAGCAGGCGGAACGATGAGCCGTTGTCGACGTAGGCGATAATCATGCCGGCAAGCAGGCCACCAGCGGCGATCTGATTGCCAGAGTTGGTCAACAGCGCCTTGGCGCTGCCGCCGTTCTCTGAAACCGTCACGTTGCCCGCGTTAGCTTCGAAGATGTTGGCAATGCGCAGCACCGATGCGGATGTGGGGATCGTCGACGTGAGCTGGATATCGTTGGCCGTGCCCGCACCAACATCCGACAGTTTCACGAAGCTGTAGGGAAGATCCGCGATGCGCGTCCACGAACCAGTGCCGGACGACCCGTTCTTGCGGTAGACGCCGTTGTTGGCCGTTGTCGCATCGCCGATAACCCAAGCCATGCTGTTCGCGGCATGAACGAGGTCGGCATCAAGCGCGGCCTTGGTGACAAACACAGACCCGCCGCTGGACGTAAAGGCGTTAATGACGGATTCGTAGCCGGACAGAAGAGTGCGAACCTCTGCTTTGGCCGGCTTATGGTTGCCAGAAGAGGGGATACCATCCGTGACGTAATCCCGGTAAACCTGCTTGGCTGTGATGGCCATGATTTCTCCAATAAAAAAGCCCGCTAAAGCGAGCTCGTGATAGTTTTGATTGTTGGGCGGTCCGGCTATTCGTAGCCGGTGCCGTCGTCGAACAATGTGCCGTCGTCGTGCGGAATGCCGGGATCTTTATCTTCGGGCGGGTCTGGATCGATCTTCTGACCAATCACGTCGGGCCAGGTCACCAGCCGGCGTCGTTCGTAGCCGTCGGAACGAACGACGGTGAGGTCGAGATGGCCGCCGATGCTGTAAATTAGCTCTGCATCCCGATAAGCCGGGTTGGGCCTCTTGCGTCCGCGCATGTATTCGAAGATCGCCGGTCCATAGTCGGCAAGTGGCGCTCGATGGCTCCAGCCAGTGGCCGCCATTTCCTCGGGTGGAGGGTATTCACCTTGGCCGAATCCGAAGGGCCTGTCATGCAGCTCAAACGGCGCCGCAGCTTCATCTTCGAATGTGGAGAAGAACAACGAGATCGGCCCGCGCGTTTCGGAGATGGCGCCGATCGCCACACGTGCTGGGCTATCCCCCGCGAAGCCTTTATCGCGGATGACGGATAGCGAGGATGCCAAAACAGCCAACGTGCCGTCCACCGAACATGTTGCCTTGGCAGCCACAAGCACCATGTCAGTGATTACGTCGATAACCGGCACCGATCCGCTACCGACGATCGCCAGAGGGACCGCCGGCGAGGTCATGACCTTCTCGCGAAAGCCGGTGACCGTACCGTCGGGGAGATAGTTCGCGCCATCCGACAGGATTTCGACCCTGTCGAAAAACGGCTTCAAAATGTAACCAGTCACGCGTGCTCCAATTCAAAAATAACGCCGTTTAGGCATTCTTGAGCTGCTGTCTCATTCTGGAGTGCAACCGTGCGCTCCTTGATCTGCTCAATCTCGCGCTGGTATTCGTCGGCGCTTTTGCTTCCGCCGCCGCCACCGCCTGCGCCCTTCTTTTTGCTGCCGCCGGACGACGACGCGGTGACCGGATAATCGGCAAGGGTGATCGGTTTAACCTTTGGCGCTTCCGCGAGCCGGCCGCCTTTTGGCGTCGTCGCTTCACCGCCGCCAAGAACACTGTTCTTCACTGCATCGGCAGTGAGGTCACCGGTCTGACGGATCGCGCTGTCGATCGTTTCCGTGAACGCATCATTGATTCGATCGGTGATGAGGCCGTCTTGTTTGATGACGAGGCCGCCACCGAGGTACGATTTGACGGTATCGCCAGGAAGAGATCCGACGATGGCCTTGCCGACATTTGCCAGACCGACGGCTTCCCCGAAGGCGCGGGCCGTTGCTGCCGCACTGTCGAATTGCGCCCCCACGGCTTGTAGCTGGGTGATAATCTGATCGAAGTTTAGGCCGTTGACGAAGGCCGCCGTCCGATCGATCTCGGCTCCGAAGGTTTCGCCAGCCTTTGCGGAGGAATTGAATTCGCGGGCCGCATTGATGAGTGCGGTTTGCAAGTTGCCGAGCCGCTGGTCGATCGTGAGAACAGAGCCTGCGACTTTCTGCTCAAGGATCGGTGCACCGGCTTGGAACGCGTCGAAAAACGCTTTTGAAGATAGCTTGCCGTCGAGCATGATCTGCCGAAGCTTTGCAACGGATCCGTCAGCCTCTCGGAGGCCGGCCGCTGCTGCCTGGAGGATTGTCGGCGCACCCTCAAGGATCGAATTGAACTCTTCCGCCCGAACAACTCCGCCGCCGAGGGTCTGGCTCAACTGCAGTAGCGCGCCGCTGGCCTCGGTCGCGGACGTACCGCCCACGCGAAGGGCAAGGGCGATGTTGTCGGCAAACGTGACAATCTGCTGCTGAGATACGCCGAGCTCCTTCTGAACGAGAGAAAGACGACTATAGAGCTGCACAAGTGTCTCGATCGGCGCGGCGTTCTTTGTCGCCGATGCAAACAGCGACTGATAAACCCGCTCCAATTCTGCGCCCGAAAGGCCAGCAACCTTCAAAGCGTTGTCGACGCCGGTTGCGGCGTCGCTGAGGGTCTTGAACCCTTGCACCCCGCCAATGAGTGCGAAGGCTCGAGCCGCGCCGGTGGTCAGCGTGTTGAAGCCGCCGCTTATCTTTTTGTTTAGACCGGCGAAGCGAGTCTCGATCGATTTCGCCGCCTTGTTGGTTTGACCCATCGCGCGATTAAGAGAATTTTCGTATTTTCGGATATCTGCCGATAGAGAGACTACGAGGCTCTCGAGGTCAGTTGCCATTCATTTTTCCTTGGATATCGGGCGCAACCGCTAGACGCGGAGCTTGCGGCGAGGCTTCATCGGCGGATGAAGTTCACGTTGAAGAAGCGACACGCGTTTGCGATCGGGATGCCGATCGGCTTGCTTGCCTTTCCAGTTCTGCGGAGGGTCGTGTGGGCCTTTCAGGCGCGACCTGCCGGCCAAGTTATCAGCGAGGCGATAAGTGCCGTGGGTTCGCTCAAATGGTTCGACACGACATTGGTTACAGGCCTGGTAGCGGTAGGAGCGGCCTATTTCAGCGTCAGGGCGATAAAGGAGCAAATCAAGGCTTCCGACGAAGCCGTTCAACGTCAAATCGACAATGCGATTGCACTTGAGCAGGATAGGAAAGATGCAAGGCGAGATGCAAACCGCGCTGTGTTGCCCCTAACTTTAACTGCAATCAGCGAACTGGTTGAACTAAACGCCCCTAAGATAAGATATCTGCTCGCCCAGTGTGAAAGGTCCTGGCTGCCGAAAACGGCTGGAATACCCCCGTTCGATCCGATTTCTGGGGAAATTATCTCGTCACTTAAGGAAATGGTTGAGACGCTCGATAAGGCGGATCGCCCCTTCTTCGCTGCTCTTGTTACGGCGATGCAGGTTGAAGCAGCTAATCAACGTGGGCTGCGGGATAACGGAATCGACGGAAAAATGGTTTCTGCCGACAATCTCAGATCGCATTTAATCCGGCATGCTGAGATATATGCCAGGGCCGGGGCTCTCTTCGAATACGGCCGAGGCGACACCGATGACATCCCCAAGGCGATACGTAAGCTCGACCTAGCGAACGCACTGTTTCTTATGCGTGTTTTTGATATTCGAGATGAGTTGGTTGAACTATATGGCCTCGAAAGTGACGAAGAGTGGGACGTGTCCCAATACAGGAAGAGGAAGAGATCTGCTCACTCAAAATAACGCATAGCCGGATCTTCGTTTTCAGGCTCGGGCACCACCGCGAAACGTGACGCAGCAGGCGTGCCGCCCATCGAGCCAAGGAAGCGAAGGAGCAGCGTCTGCCCCGGCACGGCAAGCACTCCCGCCGCTTGCCGCGACTGAAGGATGGAAGCCAGTTCGGTGATTCCTCGGTGGCTCCTATTCAGCCACGGCATCAGTCTCCGAAATTCTTCCCACGCCTCTGCAGCAGCCGGTTTGAGGAACGCTGGTGGATCGCCGAGCGGGTCATCTACAACCGGCTCGATGCGCGACTCAAATTTCTTTCGGCGTACGACAGACTGACCCGTCAACGCAGCTTTCGCCTTTGGCGTTCTTGGTCTAGCCATGGCTGACCCCCATAATTTCAATCGGAAAAATGCACGCAATTGGGAACGGGCGGTACGGGAGAGCGGCTGATTTTTGAAAGTCGATGCACCCCCCCCGCCAGGCGACGGCTCCATGTGCTCTGATGCGTGAAAGCACGCCCAACGTCGTGACATGCGCGCCGCTACGGCGGACCCAGACCGCAAATGTTTTTTATACAGGGTTAGCCTAGGTTATCCCCGGAGCCGGTACCCAGGACGAGCGAACGCCAAAAGCGACCCACCCTGGCTAGGCTTTCAGCCCTCGCTCTTTGAGGCTCGCCGCCATCCTGTCCCGCGCCTTCTGCGCCGGAAGCCGGCATCGACGTTCTCTGATCATGAGAGAGATCTCGATCGGATCTCTCGGAGCATTGCGGATAAGCTCGTTGCCAATCCACACCTCATGCACCGCTCGGCGGCCAAGTTTATGATCTGCTCGCTCCATTAGACGGCAAGCTCCTTTGGTATTTCCGATTTGGCTATGAAGCCTGCCGCGGCGGCCTCCTTCAGCCAGATGGCAAGCTTCCCGCCATCATGACCAAAGAGACCGTGAGCTTGGAGGGGCGCAAGGTGGCCAGTCCATGCAACGTCATGGGCCGATAGCTCATTCGTAATCGCCAATAGAGCCTCGTGGGCTGCGTATGCAGCCAGGAATGCCGCGGCGAGGGCTTCAACGCGTTCGGCGTATGTCGGCGCCACTTCTCCGCAGATCACCCTGCTTGCGCCAAAGCGAGCCTTTGCGAGGCGATCCTGCGCGATCTCAATGGCAGCCCTGAGATCGACACGCTCGCCGGCTATAGCCTTAAGTCGGGCGCGAACGCCGTCCGGCGCTTCGTCTTCTTCCGGAGTTGCGTCGCCAAGGAGGACAGCCACACGGCCTGTCTTTTCGGCGGTGGCTGGCCGATGCGCCAGTCGGTGCATAAGCTCATTTTCTTCGGCGTCGAGCTTGGCACTCGATGACTTGAGCTTGGCAACAAGATCCTTGGCGGCCGCGAATGCGGGGTCCGCCTCGGCAAGGCTGCGGACCAGAATTGCCGGTCGGGCCGGCGGCGTTTTGGGCGACATTATGAAATCCTTGTAAAACGATCCCGCAGCCGCGGGCGACCGGCGCGCACTTCCGGAGCTGTTGCGATGGCGGCATGAAGACGGATGAGTATTTCCGGCCCGAGCCGGACATCGCGATCGAAGGCCGGCCGTGGCTTGGGTGAGGGCGGATAAAATGCGATGGTCTGCACGCCATGATCCGCTCCACGGAACGTCACGGAAGCACCGGGCGCCAATGTGTCGACGACGACTTCGAGAACATCATTGGGCTTCTCGACAAAGCCGGCGAGAACCTTCCCGAAAGTCGGGCCACCGTTCCCCGACCGCATGTTGATGTAATCGGTAATGACCGGCGAGCCCACCGCGATGGCGATGAGGACGGCTGCAATATGCTCGCTGCTGATTTGGCCGGGATAGCCCTGCGATGTTGGCAGATATCCGGCAGCGCGGAGGCGTTGGGCGTGCCCTCGCGCTGCGGAAGGCGGAAGGCGCAGAATACCATCCAGCGCCTCACACGTTTGCCGAAGCGTCGCCATGTTATGCGGCCGCCCACATAAACTTGTCACCCGGCTCGGGGTAGACATCAACATCAGTATTGGCCGGGATCGGAACGCGGACAGTGCCAGCCGAGTTTGGCGATGCGCCGTACGACAGCCAGGAGTCGGCGGTTGCGCGAGCACGGAAGATGGCGGCGCCTGAGGCATCATTGACAGGCGGCGCTACGTTTGTGGACGCAACGCCAGTCGACGGTGCTTCCTGCCAGGCGATTTTGCCCAGAATTGCCTGCGACGCGTAGCGCGCGGCAGTAGACCCAGCGAATGCGCAGGTCAAAGTGAAAGATGGCAAAGCCATTTGGTTTCCTTATTGTGTGATGTTTTGTGAAAACGAAAGCGCCCGCAGAGTTGGTGACCCTGCGGGCGCTCGATCAAACCGAGCGACAGCGCTGACCATCGGAAGCTCGGGATTGCGAATGAAAAGGCCGGTCACGCTAACTGCGGCGTGATCGGCAAATGAAGTGCGGCTTTGTCACCGCTTCATAGAGATACGTTCCCGCGAGCCCCTTTAGGGACGGTCAGGCGGCAATTTCCTGCAACTTTTGGACAGCGGCATTGATTTTCTCTATCCCCCGCCGCTCTGCAGTCTTGCCCGAATAGCCGAAGGCCTCGCCAATCTCCTGCGCTGTGGCGTCGGTAATGGCTGCGTCGAGCACCGCCGCATCAAGTCCAAGTGCCAGACGGACCGCGGCACGCCTCGCATTGCGGTCCATTTCAAGAGCGGCAAGATGCTCGCCATTGTCTTGCTGCGTCGCGTTGCCCGTCGAGCGCGTCAGGCCGCCGAGCCAGCCGGCGCCATTGGCGATCGGTGTATTATCGTTCGCAGGAAGCAGGAATCGGATGGAGTCAGCGGACCGCTTCGGCGGAGCCTTATAGCCCTTTGGCTGCCTAGTGCGCTCCACCGGCGTCTTGCGCCTGCCGCGCGATGTCTCGCCATGGGAAACAAGCTTTCCGGCTTGAAACAGTAGATCCCCAAGCCGCACCTGAGACCCAGAAAACTTGAAACCCGGCTCTTGTCGCTCTGTCACTTTCCACGTTCCGTTGACCTTAGTGGAGAGGACGCGGCATCGCATGCCCGGCGATGCTGCATCCAGCATCTCGTCGATGCTTGGGCGCATTTCGTGTCGCATGTCCGGGTCGCCTTCAGCCGCGACCATTGGATTATTGTCGTTCGCAGCCACCATGTGAGGCGGCGCCATCAATTCGGCGTATCGGTAAAGTGCGCGGGCCGCTTCAGGGCTGTCGAGTCGCGAAAGACGCTCCGCCGTGGGCCAGGCCAATACAGGTTTGGGATCACCCGCTGGTAAAGTTGCCAGCCAGGCGCGACGGGCGGCGAGATCAGGAGTGAAGTCTTCGAAATGACGCGGCACGTTATCGTTCGCGGCGACGGGCCGCGTTGAAGATGTCATGATTTGCAGTTCCTTGAAGTCAGAGTTGCCTGGCAGCTTGGCGCTGCTCTCGTCAATAGGGCGGAATGTGGCTGCAACCATGTCTTACGATGATGTAAACATACAATTTTGTCAATTGCGCTTCACAGTTTCAAAGAATAGTCAAGTGCATATCTTGTGATGTTCGTGACTCAGAAACTCGGAATATGTAGGGGTCCACCAACGACAGGATGGACCATGACCCTTCTACAGCTCGCCTATCTAATGATCGCCGTGTCTTACGTCGTCGCCGTTATCGCGCTAGCGGGTGGGCATTGAGCGGCTGCCATGGCACCACACTCCAAATTGCGAATTTTGGGGATACGAAAAACTTGCTGCCAGACCGGTACAGACCGGCGCCGCCTTGGAACGCCGGCGCGCCCCCTCCCTCATGATGCCAAAAAGCTCAATGATTTCTCGTGCGCGCGCTACGCGTGATCGCGCGCGTGCAAATTCCTGTATTTGCACTAACGATGAGAGAGGGCGCCGGTACGCTGGCGGGCGGTTCTGGAGATCTGGGGCGCCCCTCCGGTTCGGTTAAGTGATGGCGCCTATTTTCGCGGCATCGGTCTTCTGCCAAACTTCGCGAATCGATTCGAGGAAAACACGGTGTCTCTACTCAATTCAAACTGCCCGCGTTGCGGGGCGAAGCATGTAACGTTTGATGTGGAGGCCCAAAAGTCTCGTGGGATTGTCGAAGCTGGCTGGGTAGAGAGGTTCGAAATCTTCGCAGTTTGTCGGCATTGCCATAGGGCAACTATATTCGTGGTAGACACTATTACCGCCGGATCAGCCGGGGTATGGCGTGACATTATGTCAGGCGTCGTCAAGTACACAGGTTATATCAATGATCACTTCAAGGTTGTAGGGCACATCAGCCTGAAAGATGAAGGCGCTGACGAGCCACCGGAGCACGTACCTGGCGATATCGCCGCAGTCTTCAGTGAGGGGGCTACATGTGTGGCCGTGGAATGCTGGAATGCTGCTGGTGCTATGTTCCGGCTGGCCGTGGACATGGCAACAAAGTCTATCTTGCCTCCTGATGGCGAGCCGCCGGTAGCAAAAATAAGACGATCTCTTGGCTTCCGGCTCGAGTGGCTTTTTCAGAACGGAAAGTTGTCTACCGACCTACAAGAGCTTGCGGAGTGCATTAAGGAGGATGGCAACGACGGCGCTCACGATGGATCTCTGACCAGGAACGAGGCGCTGGATCTTCAAGAGTTCACATTCAACTTGCTTGAGAAGCTTTACACTGCGCCGAAGAAACTCGAACTCGCAGCAGCGCGACGTCGAGAGCGGCGTGGAGAACCCTAGCGGACACAGAGCTTGACGAATCAGTAGATCTGACTATCTTAGTCGCTAGGAACTCTGTCCGATCCGAGCTGAACTCTATGTTATAGAATAATCAGCGCGACAGTCGGAAGAATAATCCTCCAGCCGCCAAGTCGGATGACAGCGGCGATCGGGGTGGATGCCCCTTATTCTTCCTAGATAGTCGCGGCAATAGCCGTATCGCTTGCAGATCTGCTTCAGGTTTAGCTCGCCTGGACGTCCGGGCATGTTCCAAGGACGAGAACATGCGGTTTATATACCTGCGCGGCAAGGGCTTCAAAGTTGAAGTCGAGCCCGCATTGATAACTGCTGCGATCATGCTGATCCAGCTTTTCATGTAAATGCAGGCCGGCGCGAATGCCGGCCTCATTGGCGCGCCTCTATGGAGGCGCTTCTCGCTACCCCCCCCCTTACTCTCCTATCTCTCCTCACTCTCAGAGACAAAGAGTTTAAAGTTAGGAGAGTGAGGGGGGTATATAGGGTCAGTGTCTGCCAGGAATCTTGTACTGGCCGTATCCGACCTTTTCAGCTTCAGCGGTCTTCACCATCACCCGCAGAAGGTATTTGACGTTGGCCTCCTTCATACCGGCCTCCTTCGCGATTTCGGTTGGCGTGAGCGCGGTCGCGGCGTCGGTGAGAACTTCAATGATCTTGCGCCGCTGCTCGGATCTCTTGACATCATCAGCGTTGCCGATAACTTCCCACGTTCCTTTATCGAAACGCAGTGCCTTTTCGATTTCTTCGATGTCACGACCGCGGCCGTACAGTTTCGGGCCATCGGTGGTGCGGTTCAGCACCATGATAGTGTCGGCAGCGCCTGTAAGGCCGTTGGTGCCGGAAACCGCTTCTAGAGGATCCTCTGCCTCGGCTTTTCGCACGTGATGGACGACGATGACAGCGAGCCGATGCTCGCCTGCATACTTTTGTAGCGGCGAGATCGTGTCATAGTCCGCCGCATACGAATCCTGATTGGACTTCTTCGGCGGGCGAACCATCGACAACGTATCGATTACGATCAGCTTGGGATTGCCAGCGGATTTGCGCCATGTCTCCAACTCTTCGATCAGTCCCGCTCCGATCTTCTTGGATTCGGTCTTGAGCGACAGGCGCGACATGTTAGGCCGCACCGTGGCTGGCGATAGCACGACCTCCAATCGGTCCTTCAGTCTCCGTCGGTTGTCTTCAAGTGCGAGATACAAGACGTCGCCTTGCTCGCAATCGGCACCAAGTGTTTGGCCGCCCGTTGCCACCGCGATGCAAAAGCCAAGCGCCATCCAGCTCTTTCCGAGTTTCGGGCGGCCGGCGAGAATGGTGAGGCCTTCTGCGATAAATCCCTCAATCACGTAGTCGACCGGCGCGAAGTCCATCCCGAGAAGGGTTTCAGCGTCGATTGCGTCGCCAATGCCAATATTGTCGTTCGCCGGTTCGAGCTTCTTAAAGGGCTTGGCCGGGTCGTTGCGTACTGCCAGTTTCGGTAATGGTGCCATTACGCGGCCTCCCGATCTGCAAAATCTCGCCCGGCGTCAGCAGGCATTACCAGCGTCACCTCCCGGCCAGCCGCGTGCCACCGTTCGCCGACGGTATTCGCGGCCTGGATGCCTGCGCGGTCGTGATCCGCGAACACCGTCAGGGCTTCGACGTGAGGCAGCACGGGAAGGCTGGCGACGCCGCCAGCAGTCAGTCCCGCCCAGGTCGGACGAAAATCGGTGGCGAGCGCGGTTTCGATACCCTCGGCAATCCCAAGACCAAAGGGGGCCTCAAGGTCGTATAGGCGCACGACGGCGCCCTTGGCGCGGCCACGCATCTTCTTGTCGATCTTCCGGCCTTCAGCGTCCAGAAAAGTTCGGTGGACGCCGCACGGTTCTCCGGTCAGCGCATCGGTCATCAGCGCAACCATGGAACGGCAAGTGGGACGGAAGGCGAGCGCATCACCATCATAGGACAGGCCACGCGATTCGAGGTAGACCTCTGCAAGGGTACCCTTCAGCGGCTCGCAAGACTCCCAGATGCGTCGAGCGTCATCGATACGGCGCTGCACGTCGATCAGTCCGGAGAGGTCAGGAAAGGGAGCGACATGCACGATAGGACGCGCATCGCTATATCCTAGCCTGGCCTTCACATGATCGCGGCAATCTCGGAAGTCGTCTTCGGCAAAGCTGTTCGTTGTGAATGTCCCGTCGGCATTGAAGGTGACGGAAAGGCTGCGGTCATGTTTCGAATGGCCGGGACCGGGGCATAGAACACGGTTGCCGCTATAGTCGTCGCCACCAAGAAGGATGGCGGCTCGTTTAATGTCGATCTGCAT